TTCTATACCGTAGACATAACCTGGTATGACCCAAGTAATCTTACTATCTCTATACTTGACTATAGGCTCGACGTGTTTGTTATGCAATTCACTGTCAAAGACTATGACTTTGTCACAGATTGGAAGTAGTTGTTCTATTATTTCATTGAATTCAGGACCGTGTGTATACTTGCCTATCATGGCCAACTTATATGTAGATTCAGTTTGTTTGAATAAATCTAAATTGTCAGTATTAACCCAGGTGTCTTTACTAAAGAAATGTAGGAAATCACTGGTGAAATAATGATTATCCCAATATACTGATTTCATAAATCTATTTGTTCCAATACTTGTTTATCTAATTTGCTGCGCCATTCTGTTGACCACATTAATTCATAATTATAATCTACAATAGATTTGATTTGATCTAAGATAGGTTGCTGTGGTTGACTGCATAGATACTTAACTTGATCATAGGCCATGTTCCATCGAGTTTGATTGTCTTCTATGAGATCATAGCTTTCGTCTATGACTCCGTCAAATGTCTTAAATCCTAGATCTCTGATTGCTTTCAGATAATGTTGCCCTGCAAACATCACAAATAGTCTGCGACCCATAAAACATTTAGCTGTTTTTTCTGTTAAGAATACCCAACGATTGTCATAACTAGTTTCTCCTACAATACTGTAGGCTGACTCATTGTAGATATCTAACGGCACCACTGGAATCAATGACGTTGTTACACCTTTATAATTTATTGGCTCATAGACTGCTGGTTGCGCTGTGACCTCAGCGGGATAGATAAAGTTTTTGTATCCATGACGTAGGATTATTTTATCTTCTAATCCGTCTGCACGTATTTGTTCTGCTACAAAATCTTTGTGCGCTTTACCGGCTCCTAACAATGCATCAAAGTACATGGGTTTAGCACTGTGTGGTTGTAATAAGGCTAACTCAGGTTTAATTTGTGGTTGACGATATAATTCTATTTCTGCACGAAACCATTGATTATTAAAAATAGTATTATCTATACCATGTACCATTCCAGGAATGACCCAGGTAATTTTACTATCTCGATATTTGAATATTGGATCTAAGTAGTGGCTGTGTAATTCACTGTCAAAGACGATGACCTTGTCGCTGACTGGTAATAGTTGATCTAGTAGTCCTGAGATATCAGGATCAACTCCACTATGTAGGATGTAGGTTGACCCTATCATACTTAATTTATAATTGCTAGAGTAATTTATGTAGACATTAATATCATCAGTGATCATCCATTCAGTAGGATCAAAGAATTGATAAAAATCAACACTGAAATAGTGATTGTTCCAGAATACTGCTTTCATCAATGAATAACAGGTATTTCTAGTAGACTGTCAGGGTTATCTACACCAATGGCCGCAAATATTTTTAATAATTCTGGGTGATAATCAAACGATTCTTCAGCTGGGAAAATTACTGATTTCATCTTACCATCAGCACCAATGATAAACACATAATCATCTGGAGCTAGACCACCATCTAGTTCATCGTTTTCGTTTAAGCTGGGGTCGTTTGTGGACTCTTCTATGATTTTTGCCATTGTCGTTTTCCTTAAAGTATTTGATATTTGCCTTAACTTTTTTAAGTAACAATTTAGTTACTTCGTGATCTTTTCCAAATGCCTTGTAGTACTGTTTCAAGTCCGGACTGTTTATTTCTTTAGCATTAGTAATATTTAACTTATATTTCAAAAGATAATGTCTAGCCGCTATATTCTGTGCATAAGCATCTATCTCATCTGGATCACCTAGATATTCTTGATCGGATTTGATCACAGGATCTTTATGATGGCTAGTATACATGTTACGATGCATGCGATATCTTCGATGGCGATATTGACGTTGATGCTCATATTCATGTACTAGTGTTTCTACTAGATCAATGGTTATCTTATCTGCCATATCTTCAGTGAATAATATTGGCATGGTCTTAGGATGATTAAGAATAAAATCTATAATAAATTGTTTTTTCTTTATCTCATCTAAACCAGGATCATATTCTGCGCCAATGGTAAATTCTCCTGGGTCAAGTTCGCCACGTTGTCCTGTGTATAGTTTAACACGTACAGGATGGTACTTATTAAGATGTTTACCTAGGGTCTTGACTAGATTACGAGGTGTTATTCTGCGTCCTACTAGATGATTGGCCCACTCACTAATGTGTTTGTATTCAAGCGTAGGATTCAAATACATAATGGGCCTTTAGGAATTAAGTTATAATTCCGCCTTTGCTAACTGGCTCAATTCCAGTTGTGGTTTTAATATAATGGTTCTGTACATCTTTAACTGTAGGACTGTGCATCATCACATGCTTTTTGTCTAATGTTATATTTTTACTAAGATCGCTAGTGAATAAACTTTGCATTAATCCAAGTCCTTGTTGGCTTGGCATAACTGTGGTTGGTTTAACAACAATAAATGCACCGTCTTGTTCTTCTACTATCTTAGCTACGATTTCATCACCGTTAACAATCTTAAACGTTACGATGTCATCTTTATCATATTTATTTGTTACTAACATTGAGTTCCCCTATGCGTTGTTGAATATCTTCTTTTGTCATTTTTGCTAAACCTTGAAAACCGCCTTCTACAAACAGTTGATCATCTTCTGTGTAGATCTGTGGAACACTTCTGTGTCCTTGAGTTTGTAACCAACTGCGTTTCAATGGATCTTGTTCTACATTGATAGACTCATAGTTAACTTCATATTTGTCTAACAATTTCTTTGCTTGATCACAGAATGGGCAATTTGTTTTACTATATACTATTAACATCCTATAACTCCGGTAAATCATCATACTCAACGCTGTCGCCCATAACACCGATGACATAGTTAGTACTTTCATTTTCTTGTAAGGCTGTTTGTTTCTTGCTGGTATCGCTGTGTTTGTTGAACCAAGGTATAGGTGTGGTCTTAGGTGCTGGGTTATTGTACTTAATACCAATTTCCTTTAGTGCTCCTACTGCTGTATAGTCTACAAACTCTTTTAAGATAGCAGCATTAAGTCCAATCACTGGACCTAGCTTGAACAAATAGTCTGCCCAGGCTTTTTCTTCACCGATAACATCAAGATACATTTGATAAACTTCAGCTTCACATTCTGCTTTGATGTCTGCAAAGCGTGGATCTTCTTTGACTACCTGATTGATCAAGAAAGCAGTCCATTCTTTGTGTAGCAATTCGTCTTGCAAAATTAGACTAATAATATTACCGTTACCAATAAAGATCTTGTTCTCAACCATGGCTAAACTAGTGGCGAACGATACCATAAAGCGGAATGCCTCTAGGCCATAACTAGCATGTAGAGCTAACCAGATTGCTTTGATATGATCACGTTCATCTATCTTATTGCCCATTTCTTTACGACAGTTAATAACATGTAATTTATCATAGTAGTTGCCAATGGTACTGGCCATGCCTACGATTTCTTCAGTGTCGTGAATAGTGTTGAATACATCTTTAGGCACGTTATAGATATTACGAATGATATGGCTGTAGCTCTTGCTATGAATATTAGTTTCAAAGAAACTCCAATTACTAATGAGTGCTTCTAGTTCTGGCAGACTTACTACTGGTCCAAACACTTGATTGGGTGCGCGGCCTTGTAGGCTATCTAAAGCAGTCTGACGCAGTAAATTGCTAGTAAAGATATGTTTAACAGCATCGCTGGCATTTTTGAAATCTTGTGAATCTTTAGTTAGGCTAACTTCTTCTGGTTGCCAAAAGAAACCTCTGGCAGTGGATTCAAAGTTAGCGATCTTGTTATATTTTACTTCTTCAAACCGTTGTATAGTCACAGGTCCTGCTGGATCTAGGAACATCTTACGTTGTAGATAGTTTGTTTTGGTACTTAAATTATATTGTTCTTTACTCATAGTTTACATGCCTCGCAATCGTCGTCGGTTTCATCTGGTTGTGCAGCCAATGTTGGTGCAATTTCCGCGTCTGCTTTTGCACCTTGTTTGTTGATCAGGCTGTAGTAGAATGTCTTGATACCCCAAGCATGTGCCTGCATTAAATTCTTAGCGATCAATGTGCTAGGCACTTTACGATCCGCAAAATGTGCCGGATTATAAAATGTATTTGTACTAATACTTTGATCAACATACGCAGCCAATACAGCCGCTGTCTTCAAATAACCATCACAGTCTTTCTGTTCCCACATTAACTGATATTTGTTTTTCAATTTGTTATACTCTGGTACTACTTGTATAAAGCTACCTGCTTTTGATTCTTTAACACTGATCAAACTCATTGGCATTTCAATACCGTTGGTTGAACCAATAACCACACTAGAACTTTCAACAGGAGCAATAGCCATCAAGGTAGCATTACGCACACCATAGCTACGCATGTCACTTCTTAACTGTTCCCAGTCTAACTCTCCGCTTGGAGTAAAGTCTGCTAGTTTGTTAACTGCTTTGGCACGTAGTTCCCAAGGGAATTTACCCTTGCCATATCTAGTGTGCTGACTGTGTGTACAAGCACCACGTTCTTTAGCCAACTCAACTGTGGCTTCTGTTAAGAAGAACGCCTGATGTTCCATCCAGGTTTTAACATCTTGTAAGGCTTCTGGTTTGCCATATTCATAACCGCGTTTAGCATGCCAGTAGGCCAAGTTAGTAATACCTATGCCCAATGGTTGGATTTCGTCATTGCTTAATTTACTTTGTATGCTTAGGAAATCTTGATAGTCAAGAATGTTACATAAGCTACGTTGTAGGGTGCGACAAGCACGTCGCATGTCCTCTGGATTGCGGAAAGCACCCCAATTTATACTACCTAGTGTACACAGGGCAATGCGACCAGAGGCGTCATCTAAGCGTTTGAAACTCTTAGTGGGTAGTAAAATCTCGCAACACAGATTACTTTGATAGATAGTGTGGTGTGCTGGGTCAAATGGACCTTGCTTCATAACATTGTCAATAAACACAAGATATATACGTCCCGTGTCTGTACGTTCTTTTAAGATGCCGCCTTTGAATACTTCTTCAGCTGATAGAACTTTCCTACGCAGACCTTTTTGTTTTTCATATTTAACATACAGCTCTTCAAACAGTGCCGTGTCTTTATAAAATGCTTCGTATAAGTCAGGTACTTCATTAGGATCAAAGAATGTTATGTTTTCTTTGTTTTTGAATCTGCGCCAGAACATCGCGTTAAGTACGACACCATAATCCATATGACGCACACGAGTTTCCTCAGTGCCCTGATTATTTTTAAGCACAATAAGATCATCAAACTGATGATGCCATATTGGATAGAATACAGTAGCTGACGCATTACGGATACCTCCCTGGCTACATGATCTTAGATCGCCAAACCATTTCTTAAGGAAGGGGATCATGCCTGTGTGCATGATTTCCCCGCCTCGTATAGGACTCCCTAATGGGCGCAAACGACCTATCTCTAGACCAATACCAGCACGCTTGCTGGCATACTTGGCCATCATCTCTCCTGATGCAAAGATACTATCTAAGTCATCATCACTTTTAATCAGCACACAACTGCTAAATTGTTTTGTAGGGGTACCCAAGCCAGCAAGTACTGGAGTGGCGAGCGTGAACAATCCGTCACTGGCGCAGGTATAGTAATCTTTAATATATTTTATTCGTTGTCCTACTGCTTCCTTATGGAAAACTGTAGCGGCAGCAACCATGTAACGGATTTGTGGAGTTTCATAAATTTGTTTTGTGCTACGATTCTTAACTAGATATTTTTCAATCAGTTGTTCAATGGCTGCATAACTGTATTCTTCATCTTTACTGTGATCAATAAGTTCTTCCATCTTGTTCCACTCTTCTTCTGTGTACCAAGATAATAGTTCTTCGGTGTATAGGCCAGTGGCTACGTTTGTTTTAACAATCTCGTATAAGTGAGGAACTTGATAGTCACCGTAGATATCTTTACGTAGCATTGACAATCTTTGTTTGCCTGCTACAAACTGATAGTTAGTATGCCCTACGTCTGGATTATGTTCTACGTCAATTAGATCAACGATAGCACGTAAAGTAATTTCGTCAATTTCACGTGTGCTGATACCATCATAAAAATGTGGTTGTGCTTTGATCTCAATCATACTCTGACTGACATCAGCTATGCCCTGGCATACCTTTGCCACTTGAAGTTGCCATTTTGTTAAATCCAGTGGTACGATAGCACCACTACGTTTTTTAACTTGAATATTGCTCACTTGAAACCTCTTGTTTTAATATTTTTCTAATTGTAAATCTATACTTGAATATTGATATAATAACTGTAACTGTTTTTCTTCTATTAATTCTGTATTTACTATTTCGTAGGGATAATAATTAAGAATATATTTTCCATTGTCAATCCAAGCTAAATTATATCTTGTTTTATCTTTATAATCATAATATACTCTTATTTCCAATGGTACGGTTCTATGATTGCTAAAGTATATAGTATATACTATTCCCAATGCTTTTGCAACGTCGCACCAGCGGTTTTCGGCGAACAACGGCCAAGGAGCTGGCCACGTATTTGGTTCGTCTGGTGCTAGGTAGTTGTATGTAACGTACGGAGCAGTACTCCAAAGTTGATTTACTTCTGATATTGCTTCAGCCAATGGCAAATTACCAATTTTACGGCGAAAGTCTTTCCACTCTGCTAGTCTATCCGAAGCTCGCAGATCCCAAAAATTTTCTAACATTTTAGTTGAATGCTTTTATGTAGTAGGTTAATGTAGCAGCGATATTTGCCTGATTAATATAAGACAGGTTAGCAAATGCACCACCATCACCAATATAAGTTAATGTGATCCCAGTATTTCCGGTGTCAACATAATCTTCTTCAACAATTGGGACACCGCTTAATTGTGTAACTTTGATAGTACCAGTTCTTGCAACACCGCTTCTAAGAATTTGATAATCAATAATATTGGTACCCAAGCTACTGAGTATTAAATCACCAATATTAGTTGTCACTGTTGCATTGGCATATAGATTAATTGTCCTTGGCGCGGCTGTGGTTACGATAGATGCTACTGTTGTTTGTAGTGTTGATACATTACTTTGTAAAATACTAACATTGGCTTGTAAGGCTACAATATCTGAAAGACTACTGTAAACTGTGAGTACTTCTGTATTACCAGGTACTGGCGCATAATCCGGATCACCTGTTGATCCATTACCAATATATAATCTTAGTGTGTCCGTAGACCAGCCAAACTCACCAGCATCAAGATTTGGTAGATTTTCTTGTAAGCCACGACGGACTTGTATTTTTGCTATTTGGATTACAGCCATGATTTTACCTTAGTTCAATATCTAGTATTTATGCTAACTTATAATACTGCTCAACTCTATCGAACCAACGGTCCATCCAGATCGTCCATTCATTACCGCTAACAGTCCAAGTTTGAAATTCTGGTGTAGCAAAGGTATTGTCTTCTAGTAGCTTAGGTGCTACAGCCATTAGGATCACACCCTGTTTAATATCAGTACCGTGGACTTCATTATGTGCGGC